TAATAATCAACCAATGAAATTAAATCTTTCATATAAAAGAAATCCATTAGTTTATCTTGATGAATGATAATAGGTTCTTTGTTTATGTACCGTTTTATATTTCCTTTAATAAATCGTGTATCTAATTCGTTTTCATCAAAAGCGGCAAATATTCTAATATTGTAAAAATTTTCTTGTTCCAATATAGATTTAGCTATAACTCGTTTACTTAGACCATATGGAGATTCTGGTTGAGTTATTTCTGCACCCGAACCAAAGTGGATTAATTTTCCAAATCTATCCCTACAATTGAGCAGGTTATAATACATTTGAAGGTTATTATCCATATCCTTCCAGGTTTCTTGTTTAAATCTATCCCCCCCACTTACAGCGCAATGAATTACTACATCAAAGTATTTGTGTTTTAGATATGAATCCAGTATTTTAAAGTGATTTAAATCAAAATTATTTCTGGTTAGTGTGGTTATTTCATATGAATTTTTTAATGAGTTATATAAACTTTTGGCTATATAACCATTGCCGCCTGTTATTAATATTTTCATAATTCTTCTTTTATATATTTAATCATACCTTTATGAGTAGACTCAATATCATCTTCTAGTAATATTACTGTTGATTTAGGGTAGTATATTTTAAATAGGTCAGGTAGTATACTAATTTTTTTAGATATACCTCCAAGTAATAATATTTCACTAAATTCAGGGATAAAAGATTTATATTGTAAAACAAATTCTTTTAAAATTGAACCTAATAGATTTTGAATATTAAAACTACCTTCGTTTATATTAGATATACTTCCCCCAAAATTATAATTTCGAGATTGTTTAAAGACATTTAAATTTAAATTTAATGAACTGTGTATTACATTTTCAATTTGGATATTACCCATTAATTCAAACATATTAATCCCTATAGATTGAAATAATTCTTGAAATGTTAAAAACATTCTTCCTGAAGGGAAATATCTTTCTATTTTATTTAATGTGATAATCTGAGAACCTGTCCCCATATTAATAGCTACAGAGTTTTGGGTAAGGTTAATAGATTTAATAACACAATCTGTGTCTCCAAGTGAGCTATATATAGGTGTAGATAAAACATTTCCTATGATTTCTAGTTTATTTGAATAGTCAGAAGAATTAGTAAATGGGGAATGATGGATATGTGGTTTAGCATTAAATAAACCACTTATCATACATTTATCTCCCTTATTAGATTGAAAAGATTTCCAAGAGTAGTAAATATTTTCAACATATGAACCTCCTAAGATAGTACATATAATAATACCATCAACCTTTTCATGTAAAGAAACAATATTAAAAAGAATATTTAATAATTCAACTTTAGAAATTTTATTAACTTTAAAAAAAGGAGAAGGAATTATTTGTCCTTTAACATATTGGTCTTGAGTTTTATTATAAACAGCACATTTAATGTATGTGGCCCCAAAATCAATTAGTAAATATTTCATACACATTCTTAATAAGTAAATCGTCTATTAAACTATTAACAAAAATTGTTGTCCCAATCTCAGGTACAACAACAAATGATATCACTCCATTTGTAACCTTTTTATCAGTTTTTATATTATTGACTAATTTTTCAATATTTATATTCTTTATTTTATCTAAACTAGTAAAATTAGATATAAGATTACTAATTAAAGGAGATTTAGTATAAATTTTATTTATTACTTCAATACCTAACATAACTGCTTCTCCATGAGGAATACTATAATTAGTAAGGGTTTCAATTACATGCCCAAATGAGTGACCATAATTTAATGACTTGCGTTCTAAAAGTTCAAATTCATCATATTCAATAACTGCTTTTTTAATAGATAGAGCATGAAATATACTAGTTTCTAAATCCCAGTTGTTGATATTACTAACATAATATTCTCCTCCGATAAGAAATAATTTAACAATTTCTCCATATCCTGATGTTATGTCTTGAGATGATAGGGTTGATAAAAAATTTGTATCAATAATCACTTTATCTGGGGATGAAAATAAAGCTAATTGGTTTTTATATTTTTTAAAGTTTAAGGCGGTTTTACCTCCAATGCAACTATCACATTGTGATAATAATGTTGTAGGATAAAAAACCCATTTAATACCTCTTTTAAAAGTTTTAGCGGTATAGGCTCCAATATCTTGAATAATTCCTCCCCCAATCACTATCAATGTGTTGCCTTTATCAAAATTATATTTTAATAATGTTTCACAGACATCTAAAACAGTTTCAATACATTTGTTTTCTTCTGTGGCATCAATAATTATTAGTTTAGAATGATGTATATTATAAAGTTGCTGTATATTTTTATCTACTAGTACAACTTGTTCTTCAGTAAATGTATTTTTAAATGGTTCAAATATTACATCATAATTTTTAGGATGAGAATAAACTGTGAATTTAGATGTTTTTTTTACAGATGTTTCTAATTCTGTGTTTTGAATAAAAAATTTATTTGTCATAATCCTTTTAATGTATAACCACCATCTATGTTTATGTTTTGTCCGGTGATAGAATTATTATATTGAATTAAATATAAACAAAAATTAGCTATTTCCAAGGGATTTGTAAGACCTAATGGTATATTTTGATTTAGATAATTAATACGTTCTTGAGAATTGTTTTGTCTAGTTAAAGGGGTATCAACAAAACCCGGTGATACCATATTAACTTTAATATTATTTGAGGCTTTTTCTAAAGCTATAGTCTTTACAGCCCCTAACAAAGCATGTTTAGATGTAGCGTACTGGATTCGGTTTTCTTTAGTCATAGTAGCATATAATGACCCAATTGCTATAATATTAGAATTGTTTTTAAATTTTAATTGACCACATAACTCAATAAAACTAATTGTATTAATTTTAAATATATTGTATAACTCATTTAATACCACATTATCATGTGATTTTAAATCATTAGCCCCAGCACAATGTATAAAACCATCTATTTCAGGATAATGAGTCACATCAAACTCTTTGTTTAAATTTAGTTCTATTGAAGAAGGAGATATTACTTCAATATTAGCTTTTTTTAAAACATCAACTATTGTTGAACCAATTCCTCCATTTCCTCCTGTTAAAAATATAGTCATATTAAAAAGTATCTGATATAAACATATCTGTTAAAGCCCCAGGAATAATTTTGCCATCAGGGCCAATTCCCTTATGGGTTACTTTTGGCTCATGTCGTTCTTTTGGATGGGTAAATACTTCCACCATACATGGACCTTTAATTTCCATCATATTTTTTAACACATCTTCTACTTCATTATTATTTTTAATACTAAGATAATGGATATCAAATGCGTTTGCAACTTTTTTAAAGTTAGGAATTGTTACTCCTGTTGTTGGACTACTTGCGAATTCTTCTCCATTAAAAAATGCTTCTTGTGATAATTTAATTGATAAATATCCATCGTTGTTTATTAATATAATCTTTACTGGTAAGTTATATCCTTTTATAGTTTCAAGTTCTTGTAAATTCATCATAATACTACCATCTCCCTCTACGCATATTATATCTTGTTTATTATTACCTATACAAGCACCTATTGCTGCTGGTAGCCCATAACCCATACTAGCACAACCAACGTTTGTAAATAATCTTTGGTCTTTATTTAGTTGGTATGTTTGTAATGTTATAACGTGAGCCGTACCATTACTAGTAACTATAGGAGTATTTTTAAATATTTTAGGTGCTTTACTTACTAAATAATAGAAACTAGCATATCCTTTTAATTGCTCATGTTTTGGATGATAATACTGTTGTGTTGCTCTAGTTTCAAGAACAAATGATTGCCATTCAGATATATCTAAAGTATAATTCGTATCACTAATACCAGAGAAGAAATTTTTAAGGTCAGTTATAATAGCTAAATCAATATTGAATTTATGTTTTTTAACTTCAAATACATCAATATCTACAAATATTTTCTTTGAATTAGGAGAAAATTCAGGAATATTATAGCCTGTCATTTTAACAGGTAATCTACTACCTAATGATATAATTAAATCAGCTTCTTGAACTATTTTATTGGATGTTAACTGGCCTAAGATACCAATTCTGCCACTATAATATTCTAAAGTATTATCAACAGCATCAACACCTGAATGAGGTCCTGTTACTACTGGTATTTTTGTTTTAGTTAGGAATACATTTAATTCATTATAAGTGTTAGATAATCTAATTCCATTACCTACTATAACTAGTGGTTTTTTGGACTGTTCAAGTATTTCTTTGAAACACTCTAAAATTTGTTCTGGGCAGTCATAGTTTGGAGTAGGGTAAAATGTACTTAATTGGGTATCTTCATCCACATTAGCACCTTGTATATCTAAAGGTATGTCTAACCAAACGGGACCAGGTCTACCTTCTAAAGCCATTTGATAAGCTTTTTCTAATTCACTAAATATAGAATTAGCATCAGTAACCATCTTAGCATACTTAGTCATAGGTTTAACTATACTAATAATATCAAATTCTTGGTCACCTATTTGTCTACATCCTGTTCCTTTAGATAGTTGATTAGAAGGTACTTGCCCTGAAATAATAATAGAAGGTATACTATCTAACCATAAACCAAGCAAACCTGTTATAGTATTTGTACCCCCAGGACCTGTGGTTACAACACTAGTAGCCATTTTATTGGTCATTCTATAGTATCCTTCACTAGCCATTAGTGCTGCTTGCTCATGATGAGGACAAATAACATTCATATTAGATTTACGTAAAGAATCTACTAAATGAATGCAGCCTCCACCTGATATGGTGAAGGCTGTGTTAATTCCTTTTTTTTCTAAAAAATTTATAATAATATCCGAAACTTTCATTAAATGATATCGTTTTTAGTTAAAGGTGCGTCTTTCTTTAAATCTTTGTTTAAGATAAAATCACTATCAAAATATTCTCTAGAAGTAATATGTTTTATTTCTTTTTGATAAGGGATAGCACTATATAAATGCTCTACAGTTATTTTTGTACCTTTAGCTAAGTCTTGTTTTAAATAAAGACCTCTATAAAGTGATTCTAAATACTTAGATTCTTTTTCATCAATAACTCTTCTTTCATTTAATGATGTACCACACATGATTTTAGCTTTATTAAAAGCTTTAAACCATTCATCTATTTGACTAGGCAATGAACAATAATTTGATACTTCTTTTTGCTCGTGACCTGCTGGATAAGGGATGTCAATATGCCTTTCCCAAGTTCTAGCTCCTTTAGCATATGAAATATACATTGAAGAATACCAATCATGATATTCATGAGTTGATAACCCAATAACTAAATATGGATATTTTTGTTTTAGATAATCAATTTGGTCTAATTCTAATTCATTATCTTCACTTGGATACTTTGATACACAGTGATTAATAGCTATAGGTATATTACGGTTAGTAAAAAACTTTATAACGTCATCAATTTGTTTATCATTAGCTCCACCTGTAGATATAATTACAGGCTTTTTAGTACTAGCTATTTTATTTAATAATAACCAGTCATTGATGTCTGAGCTGGCTATTTTAATAAGTGGTAAGTTCATTTGTACACACCAATCAACTGATTTTTCATCAAATGGGGTTGACATTGGGATACAATCATATTTTTTAATATAATCAATTAACTCCTTAAACTCATCATATGTTAATTTTGTTTTAGAAGTCTTTTGAATATATCTAGTACGCTTAGGCAAAGTAGCTAATTCTATATCTTTACCTTCTTGTTTAAAATCTTTATGAATAAAATTATCCACATCCCTAAACTGTAATTTAATAGCTGCTTTAATTTTATTCTCCTTAACAACCTTAGCAAATTCTTTTACAATTTGTTTTCCTCTGCTTAAAGAACCCCAATGGTTGTTAGCTAACTCTAATACAAACAGATTTTCAAAAATTTTATTACTCATAATAATTTATTGTTTTATTTATTTTTTCTCAGCAAATAATACTTTCATTGGTGGTGCGTGAACTAAATCAACTGTAGCTATAATTTCATACCCCAAAGTATTAAATTTATCCATAAACGCATTGTAGAGTTCATCATTATGAGTTTCTAAAGCATAGAAATCAATACTAGTAAATTCTTCATCGTTTAATTCTAAAAATACTCTTTCATATCCTTCGATATCACATTTAACAACTTTTGGTTGATAAGTAGCCATAATATCTCTTACAGTTTGTACACTATCAATAGAAGCATGAATTGCGGTAACTGGCATTTTTGGAGTTATGTTTTCATTGTACCAATTAATTTCATTAGCGTCAATGTCAAATGCAATTACTTTTGAAGCACCTAATTCAACTAACCATTCTGGTGTAGTTGGCCATGATGGGTCTCTGTATTCAACGGTTTCCCAACGTCCGCAACCTAAGTCAATTGCTACTTTACCTTTACATTTAATGTATCCCCAATGCAGTGAGGGTTTTTCTGAGTCTGTTTGTTTATGTATCATTTTATTTATTTTAATTTAATTTGTGTATCATTTTATTTATTTTAATTTAATATCTGAATTCCAACCTTAGGACTTTTGCATATAGTCTTATCTATGTCAATATATATTACCATATAAATTTATTTTTATAGTATTCAACAATTAAAGGTAATTCTTTATCAAATTTTACTTGTGGTTCCCAACCCAATGCTTTTAATTTAGAATCATCTAAAGCATATCTAATATCTTGACCTATTCTAGAATATGACCAATCAATATATTTATTTATATCTTCTGAATTTATATTATTTAATATAAGTAATTTTTTTATGGTATCCAAATTACTTTGTTCAAAACCTCCACAAATATTATAAATTTCATTTTCTACTCCTGATTCAATGATTGTTATAATAGCATCAGCAGTATCTTGAGCATGTAACCAATTTCTAATTGGTGTACCATTATTATGTAATGGAATTTTTCTTCCCAATTTAAGATACTTACATGCTTTAGGGATAAGTTTTTCAACATATTGACCTATACCATAATTGTTAGTTGGGCGAACAATAATGTAAGGTAAGTTATAAGTACGAGCCCAAGCTAACACTAACATATCTGCTGCGGCTTTTGTAGCTGAGTATGGGTTTGATGGTTTTAATAAATCCGTTTCAATATGTTCACCCTCTTCAATATCACCATAAACTTCATCGGTACTAAAGTGTAATAATGTTGGTTTACTTATATTTTCTCCTCTATGATTTTTAATCAGTTCTAACAAATTGTGAACCCCATTTATATTGGAGTGAACAAAATCATCACTGTTTGCTATTGAATTACCGACATGAGTTTCTGCGGCAGTGTTAATTACATAATCACAATCGTATAAAAATTTTAAATCATTTATATCACAATTAACAAATGAAAAATTTGGGTATTTTTTAAATTCTACTAATAAGTCTTTGTTTGCGGCATAAGTTATTTTATCTACACCTTTAACATACCAACCCAAATCTAAACAAGTTTTGGTTATGTAAGAACCTATGAATCCTAAACAACCGGTTACATATACTATTTTCATTTGTTAAAAAATTCTTTTATCTTATCACAAACATAATCTACGTCCTCAATTGTCATACCATGATGCGCTCCTAACAAAAATCCATTTTTCATAATAGTATCTGAATTTTGAAATGGGTGAAGATATTCTCTATAGATTGGATGTCGGGTTACATTCCCCGCAAAGGTTACTCTTGTTTGAATATTATTATCTTCTAAAAAGTGAAGCAACTCATATCTCTTTTCAGTTTGTAGCGGGATTGCTAACCAATTTGGTTTAATACTATCATCAGGTAACAATATTTCCTCTACATCTTTCAGATTTTCCAAATATCTTTCAATATTATCTCTTCTGATTTTTTCAAACTCACCAAACCTATCTAATTGAACAAGTCCAAATGCTGCATTCATTTCCGATGATTTCATATTGTAACCCAAAACACCATACAAAAACTTATAATCGTATGGTATCCCATCAACACTATGATTGAATCTATCTGACATTGCTTCGGAGTTATCACCAATCCTACCCCAATCTCTAAATTGTAAGCAAGTATTACGATATTTTTCTTCATTAAACATCACCATACCACCTGCTCCTCCGGCAGTAATAACATGCGATGCATAAAAGCTTGTAGTAGCAATATCCGTTTCGGGTGTGTGAGTAACCGTATCAGCCGAATCTTCAATTAAAATGATATCTTCTCTACCCATATCAATTAAACCCTCTTTGATTTTTTTCCAATCAGGCTTATTACCAATCAAATTAGGTAACATTAGGACTTTAACATCATCAGTTATTACACTCAATACCTCATCTACATTTGCTACATAAGTATTCAAATCAACATCTACAAATATAGGCACTAAACCCAGCTGAATTATTGGTGCGAGTGTTGTTGAGAAAGTACAAGCGGGTGTAACCACTTTAGTCCCTTTTGGAAGGAGTAAACTTGCTAAAGCAAGTAAACATGCCGATGAGCCTGAGTTTACAAATACACCATATTTTTTTCCAAAATATTTTGCAACCCTTTCTTCAAACTCAATTGATTTCGGACCAAATCCCGCTAACCAACCTGAACGTAAGCATTCAACTACTGCTTGAATTTCTTGTTCCCCATACGATTCAAATTTGTTGGGGGCGTACCATATTTTTTTCATTTATACCCCAAGAAATTTTATTTTAACTTGATTATTTTCTGTGATTTTACAATTACAATAAGGAAAATGGTGATTAAAATATATATTAATCAGTTCTTTATTTCTTTCAATATACGTTTCAATTGTTGGGTTTACGGGCACGACAAAGTCCCCAAAGTCGCCCCAAGGATAATGAATATATTCGTTATTTATTTTTTTAGAATATTTATAATACCAATTGTCGTGCCATGTTGTTTTATGGAAACCCAGAGTATTTTGGTCCCAATAAGGATGCCAATGGTCAATTTTATAATTAAAATTAATTTCAAATATTCTAAATATATAACCAATAACATCATCCATGTGGAGATATGCCATCTGATTCATTTGAAAAAAATGATGAATATGTTCTTCAAATATAACTTTTAATATTGAATCCCATAAATCGTAAAATAACATGAGGTGGTCTTTGTTTTCAAAACTAAATGTGGTAAGTTGTATTTCTAACCAATATTCTTCTTTTGGCAATATAAGATGTGGGAATTTTAATTTTAAATAATCATTAATAAATCCACTAACAGTATTAATATAATGTCTTGGTAGACCTAATTTAGTTGTAAACATTGCTGGTTCAATTGTATTAAAATAATTATCTATTAACAATTCATTGTCAGTTATAAAAGAATTATTGGGTAAATATTTAAATTTTAATATGTTTTTTTCATACATATATAGCAAAACAAATCTAAATGTTGTGTTGGGTAATAATGTGTTTTTTTCGCGATAAAAATCCCAAAAATTTCTAACATATTCGGTATCATTTGATTCTTTATAAAAAATTTCATAAGTGTTACTCCATTCGTGATTTTCTCTTAATGAATCTAAACTAACTATATTATAATCTAATTTATATTCTTCATAGATTTCATCATTATCAACAAAATATATCACTTTCTTTGCAATGTTAGGATTTGATTCTATAAAATTTAAAAATCTAGTTTTAAAATGGGCGGTACCCCAAATTACTTTGAAAAATGTGAACATCTTGTCTTCTTAGTTTAAGTTATTTATATTAATTTATTAATCGATATTTCCGTATTAATAATTACAAAAATTTTGAAAAAAAACTTGATTTTGGTTTTTCTAATTCACTATTTTTAACATATACAGTCTGCCTACCCCACAAAACCTTTACATAACCATTTTCTAATAAGTATGGTGTTAGTAACTTATCTTTACCACCAAGGTCGGTATCAAAATCAGTGTCATCAATTGAAATTAGATGAATATCTGACAGTTTATCTTTTGCAACCATGAAAGCCTCTAAATGTTTTTCCGCAAAAGAATCCGTCCCAACGTCCCAACCATCCAAAAACAATAAATCAATTTTTTTATTAAAATTTTTTAAAAAATCAATACCATCTTGTGGTATGTGTATGTGTAAATTACTCGGAATTGGTTCTTTAATATGATATTCATAAGAGCTTTCTATTTGTTGTTTACACATTGGGTCAATATCGACAGTGTAGACTTCAAAACCTTCTCTAACCCAGTAATAAGTTGAATGACCATCTTGACAACAAGGTGGGGCATCTTTACTTTCTAATTTCATCGAATTGTTATGGTAAGAAATACAATTTTGAGTTAATTCTCGTCTTGTTGAACCAATTTCAACAACAACGTTTCCACCTATTATTTTTAACAATTCAACGGTTTTTGTAATCCACGGTGCGGGATAATTTCTAATAGAATTTTCCTCGTGTGTTAAACTATTGTGGTCCCAATAGTAGGTTGTTTTTTTAAAATTATCACACGCTTTTAATACTTCAATAAATTTATTCATACTTTAATTTTTTTATTTTAATTTTATTTCTTTTCTTTCAGCCCAACCTCTTTCAGGTGAATGGGCCCAAAATACCACTCTTGATGGTTCTTTTTCAATATAAAACATTTCTTCATAGTGAATTTGATGTCCATGTGTTAGAAAATTCTTTAGTTGCCCATTGTCAATGTACTTACTAAATATCGACTCCCCGTTTTCATCATCATATGCGACCAAAATAAAGTCATAGTCGTTTTCAGGTAAGTCTTCTCTATTAATTGTTACTAAGTAATAAAATGAGCGAGTAAATGAATTTTCCCATTCTTCTTCTGTTTCAAATTGTGGGTTTGGTGGTGGTTTATCATCAATTGTCCATTTTTGAAACGCTCTATTTTTAAAGTGAATACCAGCATATTTTTCATAATCACGAACAGTTCTTACTGTACCTAAACCATATGGTCCTAAATCATGACCATTATCTTCGCCTGTTAACATTTGTCTTATCCTCGAACGACCAACTTCCTGTTGTTTCCACCACATAGGTTCACCTCTTTTGTGTTGGTCATCCCAAACCAATTTTCCGGCTCTTTCTTCTCTCATTGTTGCATGCCAAATTACGACTTTATGTGGGTGAAATAAATCGTATCCATATGTGAAACTCCTCACAGATAAATTTATTTCTTCACCAGCAAAGAAAATGTTTGGGTCATGTCTAACCTCTTTCGCCCATTTGTTTGGACCAAAACAAAAATGACCACTAATAAATCTTGCGGGATATGGTTTGGTTAAATGTTGCCAACCACCCCTAACACCACTTGGTCTTATGAAAATGGTACCGTGAGGATAAAAACATTCTGCTCTCGAAAACCAAGGTTCTTGAACACGTTTTTCGGGGTCATTAAATGGGTCGTAATATGGTAAATAACCACATATTAATGGATTATGACCATCATTTTTTAATTCATGATACCAACCAATTAACGTACTGTCCCAATTTTTATCAAATCTATGATGTGAGTCTAATTGACAAACAAATTCTTCATCTGTTAGTAACTCATCGTTGATGATACCTCTAGCATATGCTAAACCTTTTGCTTCGGTGTACACGATGTCTTTGATTTTAAATCTTGGGTCGTTCCTATAATCATCAACATTATCAAAACCGTCTTCAGGGTGATATTGTCTACATATCCCAAAATGTATTCTTTCGGGAAATTCAGCATTTTCTAACGCACTTTTAATTGTTGGAATTAATTCTGGTTCTCTGTATGCAGGTAGATGAACCAAAATTCTTTCTAATTTCGATACTTTTGGTGTTGGAGTAATTTCCACCACTTCAACACTAAAATCTAAATTAAAGTTTTCCTTCGAGTCTTTCACCCCATCCATGTTCAGCGGAGTGGGGCCAAACAACCCATTTCGCAACTCTTTTTGTTGTTTCGAAACTTCTCCATAGTTTACAGTATCCATCTTTATCATTTTTCATATTTTTTATTTCATTTGGATTTGCATCCTGTCTAAAAATTTCATTACCCTCTTCATCTTCAAATGCGACCGCCCAAAAAGTATAATCATCATATGGAACATCGTGATATCCAATATCAATACAATGTTTAAATCTAATTGAAAATGAGTTTTCATAATCCTCTTGATTTTCAATGACAGGGTTTGGTGGATATCTTTCGTCAAGAGTATATTGTTGAACGCCTCTTTTCTTAAAAGATATACCCGCATATTTTTCATAATCTTCTAATGTTCTATGTGAACCAAAACCATAATCACCCCAATTTATATTATTGTTATCGATTTCCATTCCAAAAAGTTTTCTGTTTTTATAATAACAGTAATCATTTCTTTTTGGCCAATCTTTGTCATCATCCCATTGTTTTATTGAACCCCTTCGAGTATAATAATGCCAAATTATTGTTCTATGTAAATGAAATAAGTCATAACCCCACGTAAATGACCTAACAGCAACAGATATTTCTTCACCATGGAAGTAATATTCAGGGTCATGAGGAACTTCTATTGCGTGTTGACCTAACGTAAAACAAAAATGGGCAGAGTAAAATCTGGCACCAACCGGTTCTGTTCTTTCTTTATAATCATCTATGGATGATGGTAAAAAATGGATATTTCCATCAGGACTGAATCTATCGAAATTCATTCTCCATGGAACACTTTCTCTACTACTATAATCCGAACCGGGTTCATAATGTGGAATATAACCAGTTAACATCGGTTTCGGGTAACCTTTTTCTTGCAACCTCGTTAATTCCAATTTTAATTCGGTGTCCCAATTTTTTGTAAATCTGTGGTGGGAATCTAATTGAAGGGTGTATTTTTCATTATTATATTGTTGTTGAAGCAAGTTTCTCGCCCAACATACTCCCTTTGACCTTTTATAATTTATATCAATTATCTTAAATCTTGGGTCATTTTTATATTCATCCAAATTATCCCATTTATCTTCTTCTGAGTGTTGCCAAGCAATTGAAAACACCAAATTATCAGGGTTTTCCGCGTTATCCAAACAGTCTTTTAACGTGGGTAGAAGTTCGGGGTCTCTATATGATGCAATTTGTACGAAAATTTTTTCATTATTTGACATAGATATCTAATTTTAGAGAAAAAATATACATTAATATGAACATTGTAAAGTGAAATTTTGATTTATCAATCTTTATTTGTATACTTTATAAAAAGACCATGAATAACTACCCCAAAATCGTAGTAGATAAAACAAATGAACTTGTTGAGGTACTTGTAGATATCAATTTTTTCGAGGAAAATGAACTTGAAATTGATTCTTCAATTATTGATTTAATATGTAAAAAATTGGTAATAAAGTTTATCGACGGACAATTATCCGAGGATGAGTATGTTTACGATTCCTTTTCAGAAGAAGAGGTCTCAAATTTACTGAACGAAATAATTGTTTTGGGTACTCTAAATTCTCTAAAAGAAAAAGGAATTATAGATTCAATAGAAAATGAGAACAATGAAGAAATGTTCTTTCTTACAAAAGAAGGAAAAGATTTAGCAAGTAAAATTATTAAATAAATTACTTGTTTGTTTTCTCATCAACTGATTGTTGATGATTGATTTTTTTATGATTTTTAACTTTAACTTTCAAAGTTTTTAAGGTATTGTGAGATTCAACCAAATTGGTGTATATGGATTTTAATCGGCCGTTTGTTAATGTTTTTAATCCGTCAGGGATTGCGTCCTCAAATTTTCTAAACTCTTTTATTGTTTCCAATATTTGGGATTCCAACTCGTCCATTTTAAATTGTACACGATTATAATCCGTTCTACTTACTTTGGATGTCTCCTCCAATAAAATATTATTTAAAATTCTTAATACCGTTTTTTCTTCAATTTCTTTGTTCACCATACCAGATAAATATTTTGACTTTTTAGTTTGGTAAATTATTAATCTTTTTTTATATTTTAAAAAAAAACAAAAATGAAATTATTCGATTTTGATGACATATTAATTTGTCCAACAAGATTTTCAGACATTCGCTCAAGAAGTGAGATAAACGTAAGATATGTTGATGGTATGTTGCCATTAATGACTGCACCAATGGACACGGTTATCAGTTTAGATAATTTCCATTATTTTAAAGACCAAGGAATCGTACCCGTGATTCCCAGAATCGAACATCCAGACAAAGATTGGTGGGATAATGATAGATTTTTTTCATATGGGATTGAAGATTTTGAAAGAATATTTCTTGACAATACCGTGTCGTCAATTAATGGAAAACCAATTTTGGTTCTTATTGATATTGCAAACGGACACATGAAAGATTTATACAATATTTCTATTGATGCAAAAAATAAATACGGTGACCAAATGAAACTTATGGTTGGAAACATCGCTAACCCCGATACTTACTTTGAATATGTCAAATCAAATTCCATCGATTATATTCGAATCGGGATTGGAAATGGTAACGGATGTTTAACCACGGTTCAAACGGGTATTGGTTATCCAATGGCATCGTTGATTGAAGAATGTAGACGGATTAAATTAAAATATGGTAAATCAAACTCATCAAAAATTGTTGCTGACGGTGGATTTAAAAAATATTCTGATATTATAAAAGCGTTAGCTATTGGTGCTGATTTTGTGATGTTGGGGTCCATCTTAAATAAATGTTTAGAAAGTGCTGGCGAAACAAGAAAACACAGAGATTCTACTCTTGGTGGATATGAACTTATAAACCAACTTTCTCAAGAAACTAAAAGAATGTTTGATGTTGATATACCGTTATTTAAAACATTTAGGGGGATGTCAACCAAAGAAGTTCAAATGGGTTGGGGAAAAAAGACACTAACAACTTCAGAGGGTATTGTTAAAGAACAAATGGTTGAGTATACCGTAGAAGGGTGGGTCGATAATTTTCAATCGTATTTGAAGTCAGCAATGAGTTACACCGGAAAAAAAGAACTCCACCAGTTCATAGGTGGAGTTGAATACAATCACATTACCGAAAACGCGTTTAGAAGATTTGATAAGTAGTTACTCTACTCTAAATTCTTTATCTTCCTGACTATCAATTGCATTGTCTCTTTTCATACCTTCTTTAATGTAGGTACGAATAAGTTTTGACACGGTTATATTTTTTTTATCAGCGACTTTTTCAATTTCTCGAAAGTACGCTGGTACCACTCTAAAGGATAACATCCTAACCAATTGTTTTGACTTTGGTGTATTTGGTGTTTCAAATCCTTCTTTAAATTCATTATCCTTCATACAATTAAACTTTTTTTATAAATATTTGGAAATTCTCTTTTTTTTCGTTATGTTTTAAATAAAAAAAATAAATATCATGTCAGTAGAAAAACCACAACAAATTAGTGCAGTTAAAGAATGTGAGGAACGTTATCCTGAAACAACTTATGAATTTAAAAAAATTTTAAAAGAACAATACGAGTTGTTCTGTAAAAAACAATTAAACTATGGTCCCGATAATATTTCGGTCGGTACTAGATTAGAAACTGAAGAAGAATTGAGACTATCTCAAACGGGTATTTGGTTTAGAATGAATGATAAAATTCAACGTTTAAAACAATTGGTTTTATTGGGGAAACAAGACAATGTTGGTGAGAGTGTTATTGACACTTATTCCGACTTATCGGTTTATGCTATTATTTCCCAAATTGTTGCCAAAGGAAAATGGGCGAAATAAATAATATAAAACAAAATATTTATGTTTAAACGAGAAAACATAATGAAAATAAATTTAACCAATAACTGGGTTGCTCAGTTTATAGACAATATCGGCAAAAGTGTATTAAGCAACATAGAAACGGATAAGTATTTCTCACTTAATAGTGAGAAAAAAATGGTCACACAATATCTTGTTTTTAAGATAATACTTAAAAATGTTAGTTTAAAAATAAAAGATTTTAACGAGTCTGTTCCCATTATCATAAACTTTCTTTTGAAAAGAAGTGAAGAAAATGAAAATTATGAATTTGCGGAAATCATAAAAGACATCAAATTAAATTATGACAAACTCGTAGAAATGAATACCGCATCAATTAAACCAAACACCACCACAAAAAGAACCATTACGGTAACCAATAAATCGAACGAAAATAAAGATTAGTCAATAATTTCAGCGTCCTTTATTTCCTTTAGAAATAAATAATAGCTTTCGTTTGTTTGTCTTGAATTTTGTCTGACAACTGTATCTATTTTCCAAATAGATTTTAATTCATTTATTGAGTCTTGAGATATATGAGATTCTTTTACTCTTCTATCAATATAGAATAATTTGTTTTGGAAATTAAACAGTTCTTTACAAAGCATATTAATGTTTACAATTTATTTGATGTTCCGCCCATTTTTTTGTTGGTTTAACATTTTCAAATTTGTAACATTTCCAAGAGGTGGATTTGGTAAAATTGATGTGTTTCACAAGAAAAGTTGGTACGGTTGCACCTGTAGATAATTTCTGTGATTTTTCATCAAAAATCAAGTCTATTTTAATTACCAAATTTTCTTTATCGTCCCAAACCCTTTCTTGTTCTTCAAGAAGTCTCCATTCTCCTCTATTTAAATCTTGATTTTGTAATGCACAATTTAAATATGAAAATGTTTGTTTTAAGTTTTCCATATTATCAGAAAAACTAGCGGCTGGTGCTAAATGACCTTTGTCCCATTGATTATTTTTATAATCAAAATTATCTGATGTTTTTATATTTGGTTCAGTGTAAAAATCCATAGAACCTCTATTAACAGTTGTGGGTCTATTTTTTGAGTGATATATCAACCATATGGGTTGTTCTAATTTTTGGGAGTAGTGTACCTCAAAAACGTTGTTTTTTACATGTACTTCGTCTTTATTTGCTTGTAGAGATGTGGTTAAAAAAAGAACCACAAATAGAAAAATCGGGTTTAAAAGTTTTTTTATCATAAATTGTTTTCTTGTATGTAATTAAATATCTGAATAGCAGTATTTGGACATACAGGAAACTCAATAAATGAAATGTTGTGTGATTCTAAACTCGTTTTAATTGTGTTATCGATTATTTTTGATTGTTCTAAATTTTGAAATCTACCATTTTGATTAAAAGAACTATCGTCTCTTTTTAGAAATATGTTTAAATTGTTATATTTTTTAAAAAGACTATAAATGAAATGGTCAAAGGATTCTCCATAAAAAATTCCAGGATATTCTGGTTTCTCGTTATAAATGTTTTTGTATACTGTACCTAATATAATTGGTGAATCCACTAATATATATTTTACCTTACCATATAATCGACTAATGTTTCTGTGTTGATTTGCAGTAATGAAAAATTGGTCTTTAATGGTTGAATAGTTTTCTTCCCATGCGATGATTTTTGGATATTCAAATGTTAATTCAACATCCATATGATTTTTCTTCATAAGGGTAAATAATTCAGCACTTTGCGTTGATTTTCCAATACCGGGTCCACCAAAAAAATTAATAATCAAACTCATTTATAAAATATAAAAATAAAAAATCAATATAAAAACAACACCGAGAAAAAAACGGTAAATGTTTAACAATTTTTTGTTACTGAATCGAAAATAAAAATAATTTCATTCAATGAATCATAAGAAAAACATTCTGAATAACCAGAAAAATTTTCCATTAATGGTTTAAATTTTTTTATGTTATATTTTTGTTTTAACTTATTTTTTATTGTTTCTTCCAATTTTTCCGCGTCTTTTGTATGAATTCTACGTAAAATTGATTCGACTTGATAACCTTCGTACCCATATACTTTACTAAAACGTCTAAAAATGTATTTTTTTGATGTTATTCCAACCTTTACAAAAATATTACCGGTTTTTTCTTCTTTTATTATCACCAAATACAAAGATTTAGGTACGCTTTGAATTTTTTTTTCTCTATCTAATGAATATTTTTTGATTTTTTTTATTGCATATTTCTTAGCATCTTCTAATTTTAAAAATTCTTTTACTTCTCTATTTGGGTTTGGAAAATGTTTTTTATATTTAATTGAATAAATGGTTTTACCATTATCTATAACAAAAACTTTACTTTTTTCTTTGGTTTTTTCATAAATTGAATAAAATCCAATTTTTAATATTAACTTATCCATCTATAATATATACACGAATCGTTACAATACATAATTTTAATGTATTTATTATATAAATAATACAAATAAATAATATGAAATTTCAAGAACTTATATTTGGTGCACTAACTGAAGAAATTAAAAATAAAAAACTTTTAGACACTTTAATTCTCAAATGGAACGATGAATATAAAGAAATGAATCCAGGCGCAACTGAAATTCCACAAGAAGAGGTAAATAATGTTTATGATGGTTTTTTAAAAATTCAAGGAGGTTTAAGACCTGAGTTACCACAAGTTATAACTTTTTTAAACCATTTTGATGGTAGATTTGGTAGAACTTCGTTTGATGAACTGAATCTAAAAGATTTAACAAAATATACATACAAACAAATTAAATTTTTATTAGGTGAATATAATGAAGGTAATCCAGTAAATGTAAATGTGGATGTATTTAGTGGAAAAGATACCAAACCAACCCCCGAAAGGATAGAAGCCTCTAAAAAACTATGGACCGGTGAAGATAATTTGATTTTTTCAGAAGGAGGTTTAAGAGTTTATGAACCTAAAAATCAACAAACGTCAATTAGGTATGGTTATTACTATCATACGATTTATAAACAAGCAATGGGGTATCCGCAAGATTATCCTGACACTAATATATCACCATGGTGTGTTACGTGGAGATTTGATGATATGGGAAAAACGAATCAGTGGGTCTCTTATAGGAGTGCACAAAGAAGAACTTTTTATTTTGTAATTGATGAAAATAAAGACATCACCAACGAATATTTCATATCTACAATACAAAATGACCCTACTGTGAGCAGTGGTTTTAGAATAACATCGTTAAAAAATAATGGAGATAACGTAAAAACTTGGGATGACATTGCCCAAATTTATCCACAATTAAAAAATCAAAAATCGTTATTTGTTTCCGTACCATACAAAGAAGAGGAAGAAGCGGTAAAAGATGAAATAGGTCGAATTAATGAAATAATTGGTCATGAATATGAATTTAGAAGACAACCTAGAAATATAAAAGAGAGGTTCATTGAACGAGGTGGGGTTTTAACAAAACCAGAATCTTGGCAATCCATGGATGAAAATTTAAGAAATGTTTATATTATCCTACCTGGATTAAATAATAACAGTTTACTTGAACGTTTTTCTACAATGAATTTTGTCAAAGAAATAAAAAAGGTAGAACGAACATGGAAATATTTAGACAAACAAATTAAAAGATTTAATACAAGGGGAGTTTCGTACTTGGTTGATAAATTATTTGAAAATGAATTTACAAATATAAGAGTAAGTATCGATAACCCAAGTATTTTTTTATATAAAAGTAAAAGGGATGATAAAGTTGGGATATTTGATACAAGAACATTCGATTGGTTGGAATTAGGCGGAAAAACATATAGTAACAAATATGATGATATGATAAAATCTGGTGATGGTGATGTGTATTTTGAAGAATCAACGGGTAATGTTTATATTGTTGAACCATTTTGTCATGGTGGTAGGAATAATGATGAATCTGATGATTGTTTTTATGTTGTATATCCACAAGACAATCCAAAAGACGGTCACTTTATGTCAAATAAAAAGTTTATGGAACTTCAAAATATATTAGTTCCTGAAGAAGAGATGGCACAAAATAGAAGTGACAGTCCAAAAGACTATGCTGACATAAAAGAAAAATGGGGACTTTAGTCCCCATTTTACATTAATAAAGAATAATATTCTTTAAAGTGTTTTATACGGTCGGTTAAACCAATAGTTCCTCCGTTAACACATTTTGTAACCGCAGTAACCGACGCATCTGTCGCGTCTTTACATTTAGGTAAACAACGTTGAAAAAACCACGCTGCTGACAACAACGCGTATTTGGTTGACACTAAATCAGGGTTTGACACCAAATCTTCATTTATGGCTTTACCAAACGCAACGTAATTGTCTTTTCCTGTCAATTGAATATAACCGCGGCCTCTAAATTTAAAACCTTCTTTTGTCGATTCAAGACCATTACCCATTCTACCACCGTAAACACGAGATGCAATTGCTTCGGGTTTTCTTTGATATTGTTCCGCCAATTGGTCTGTTGGAAAATATTTTGCAAAGATTCCTCTTAAACCTTTAGCAGAATAATTTAAATTTTCTTGTGTAACTTTAAACCCACCTGATTCATGACCACATTGTGATAAAAAATGTGCGAGTTTTAATGGTGTATCTATTTTAAACTTTTCAGCGGTTTCAGGAATCATAGCAATAACATTATCGGGTATGTGTCCTTTTAATTTTTCCAATTTTAATCCACCAAGATTAGGGATTGGTGATGGTTCTGTTAGTACAGTTTTAATTTGTTGTTTTTCTTCACCAAACATTTTTGACCAAGTCCCATCACCAACGATACCATCGGCAGTTAATCCTTTAGAGGCTTGCCAATTTTTTACCGCCATTTCTGTTCCTGAACCAAATACACCATCAGGTTTTAATCCTAATTTTGATTGTAATTTTTTAACATCTTCACCGGTTGAACCTTTTTTCAATAACATTTTTTATATATTTTTAATATTTATTATTATACTATAAATACCATGAAAAAAATTATTTTAACAGAATCACAAATAAAAACATTAACTGATAAGTTAATCAATGAATCGTCTTATTTATCAACTAATGATGAATTCAATATTGAATGTGAGGTGAATTTAAACTATTACAATGCCACATATAAACAAGGAGAAATAAACCACATTATAACATCAAATATACAATTAACCCACAATATTGATATGGATGTCAGGAGTTATGGGATTAGAGATATTTCAATCTACAATTTAAAAGGACCATCTGAAATTGAATTAGAAATATATTACTATGGAGAAAATGATGAAAATTTGGAAGATGTAATTACAGTTCCCTTAAATTGGGAAAATGTTGAAATGCAAAAAGACGAAGATTTAGATTACATTGGAATTAGTAATGACATACAAATCGATATAGAAAATGATGAAAATGGTGATTTAGTTGTTACCGGTATTATTGTTAACTATAATTCGATTTAACATTTACATTTTATTATAGTTTATTATATTTATAATTGACCTTGTGGTTGAAGTCGAAGTGTCTTTTAGGGCATTTGAGTTGGAATTGATACCAACAAATTCGGGTTCAAATACAAAAAATATAAGGTAAAATGAATAAAAAAATTTCAATCAACAGTGGTCGTGCTGTGCCACAATCTTTTATTACCAAGGGTAAACAAAGATTAAAACAACACATAGACACCGTGTTTCTTAATAACGGTGATGAGTTCGAAATTGAACTTTTTAATCCAACACAAAATAAAGTTTTAGCCAAGATTAAACTGAACGATAAACACATCGGTAGTGGTATCATACTTCGTCCTGGTGAACGAGTTTTCCTCGAAAGGTACTTGGACGAGGCTAAGAAGTTTTTGTTTGAAACTTACGTTGTAAATGGAAATAATAAAGAAGTACTGAAGTCGATTGCAAAAAATGGAGAGGTTACTGTCGAATTTTATGACGAAGAAACCATAAATTATGGTTATTCTCCTTGGTGGTCCAATAACAATACTGTCACCAAATTAGATAATCTTTATAATAATACAAGTTTTACCAATGTAAATTTAGTTGGTACATTAAATACTAATTATTCATATGTAAATGATACTGTATTAAGTAATGTTAATCACACAAAATCTATAACAAATGAAATTAGAGAACTTGAAACAGGTAGAGTTGAGAAAGGGTCTGAATCAAACCAATCGTTTGTTTATGACAACAGTAATTTTAAAATTCATCCATATGTTATTAATCTTTGGAAAATTAAACCTAATAGTACCAAAATCTTTATTAGTGAGGATTTGGTCGTTTATTGCACAGAGTGTGGTGCAAAACGTAAAAAAGATAACCATAAGTTCTGTCCACACTGCGGAACAAAATACTAATAATAAACTAATCACAAGGTCATTAAAAGGGTTACAATTTGTAACCCTTTTTTATTGAAAATTTACTGGTATTGATTTAATATCAGAAATGGTAATGTTTTTTAAAGGTAAAGTTCCGTGTAACATAGGTTTAAACACACCTTGCATATGTAAAAATTGAAAGTAGTAAAATAAATATTTTGAATCAACTCTATCTTTATATTCATCTTTTACTTTAACACCAATATTTTCTTCATAAAATTCTTTTAATGGTTTTCCAACCGTATCTTCGGAACCTTTCCTTTGTAACCAAAAATCCGCATCCGGAAAATTAGTTTTAAAAATACAAATATCACCTATTTTCATATTTCATTTAATCTTTCACTTAAATATTCATTAAATTCATTACGATTTATATCGGGAGTCCACCTATTATCTAAACTAAATATTGGTTTATCACGATAATCTCCCAATATTTCATCAAAAACACACGCAGGGTCCTCATCACAATTTTCAAAATATTCATTAACTTCGACATCACCAAGACCCGTTTTATGAATCACATCTTTTAAATCGATTTTTATAGTGGCACCAGTATCGTCTAATTTTAACACTTCACCATATTCACTAAGAGCATTTTTTAATTCTTTAATTGCGTAGTTGTAATAACTAGAACTCGCCGCATCATTATAAGTATCACTTAATGCGTCTCTAATTTCATAATTATCATCATATTGTTCAATTAAATCTTTTAATGACATGTCAGGGTCGTATTCATTACCTGATTTTATTTTTATTAAATTTTCTATGGTTTCATAGTTTTCTTTATTTACTTCATATTCAAGAGCGGATTTCCATTCACCATAATCATTGTCGTAAATATCCCAAAAATCCCCCGATAACAATGTTTCAATAAAATATACTTTTTTGGTTCTACCATACTCATCTTTAGTTTGTCTAATTGCCCAATCACCTTCAACATAAAATCTCACTCTATCTGGTTCAATCTTCAATTCAAAAACCATTTTTGGTTCTTGGAAATCCTTTATAATTCCCATTTCAAATAGTTTTTTCTGTAGACTACGAGTATTGAATAATGCTGGTTTAACATTATATATTTGTCTTATTTCTTCTTCAGATAAATCGGTGATTTTAAAATCACTTGAACTATCGTATTCGGAACCGAACCCGTTAATATTTGTATTTAAAATTAAATCAACAATATATGGGTGAAGTTCTGATTTTGGTTTACTGTTTTTTGGTCCTTTTAATTGATAGATAATATTGTCATCTTTACCAACCGCGGCGGTGAGATGACTTTTATTAAGTGTGTAATTATCCTTTATTTTTTTGGTTTCTCTAAGTGAATATACCGTATTGTTCAAACCGGTTCTTCCGCAATGACCCATTCTGTTGCACTCCTCTCTAGAATCATTGGTTTTTAAATTTGTCCAATAAAACCCAATACCATCTGAATCTCGATAATCCCTTAATATTTCATTGTTTTCAACATAATTTATATCTCCCTCTCCTGATGTTAATTCATTGTGCCATTTTCTTGATTCACTATAAAGTTCATTAAAATTTAGATTTTTATATTGAGAAACGTCACCATTTAATCCAATACGAATCCAATCCATAATTGAAATAATATTACTTCTCATTCCATTTACACCACTTGACCTATTTATCGCATCCACACCCATTTCTTTTCGATAATTTGCATCTGTTCTGAATAATTCTCTTAGTCTTTTTTCTTCTTCCTCTGGAAGACTACTCATAAAACGTTCAAAATTAATTTCAGCGAACACATTGATTAGTTTATTACCCAAAAAAATTGATAAATTACCGGCCAGTCGTGTTAAAAGGTCAGCATTATCTTCACTAAAACCTAATTTTTTAATTAGGATGTCTTTTTTGCTGGCTTCTAATATTAATTCTTCAATTAATAATAATGTTTTCATAAAAATCTTTTAAATTTCATAACCGATTCAAAAAGTTTGTATCTTGTTAAATATTGTGGAAGATTTTCAATTCTAACCAAACCATCGTTTTTTTCGTTTGTCTTTTTATTTAAGTGGTTTACAAATACTGATTCTTTTTCACAATCAACCTCTTTATTTGGTATTTCAATTTTAAATTCATCATTTTCAAAAGTTGTGGACCCTTTCATTAATTTATTAATAATATTATTTAAATCCATTCTTAATTTAATACATTTTTGTGAAAATTCATCTTCAGATAAGTATTTGAAAAAAACGTCAATATCAAACTCAATATCATTATAAGATGGGAGTGTTCTTTCCCAATCATAAAACTCATCACCGTAATCTGTAGGTATGTCGTAGTAATAAATAAAGTTATCAAAAAAATCTGTTATATTTTCAATTTTTGTTATATTGTTTTCTATTATGTATTTTAAAAAATATCCAATATTCACTTTTAATGTTGAATAATATCCCGCATCAAAAATAATATACCTTTCAATTTTTTCTATCTCCTCTTGCATTCTTCCTTCGAAATTTGGGGCGTTTAAATCGCAATATTTATCGATATATTTCTCCCTAATTTTTTCATTATTAACAAAATTATCGAATAATAAATCGTAAAATCTTTCATAAGTATTTGTACCAAATTTTTGATATATATCATTTTTGTTTTCATTATAGTATTCTTCAAATAATGGTTTTAAATAATTCTCACCCAAATCTTCATTATCGATATCACTAAAATCATTATAAACAAAATCATAGGATTCACGTTTCTCCGCTCTATATTGTGATAAGATATTATCAACACTATCCAAATCACCATTTAATCTTTTATACGGAAATAGAATTCTCCCCCCTTTAATTTCATCCACTTTTTGAATACCATTGGTTTCGGATTGAATAAGTTCTTGAATTTTTTCATAATTTTTCGTTTGGATTGCAACCACCAATTCATTGGCACTTTCAGATGAAATTTTTGACATTAAAGTTTCAATGTCTTTATCGTTTAACACATACATTCGAGCAATCTCTTCTGAAATTTCTTTAATATCAACACTTTCTTTTAATAAACTTGGGAAAAAGAAATATTTTATTTCAGGGCCATTAGCAAATAACCAATTAACATTTATTTGTTTATCGTTCACATCCATAAATTGGTCGGTTGGAAAATGAAATTGATATTTTTCATTTAAATCCGAATTATTAATGATGATATACAGGGGGCCTGATTGATTGTATTGTCTAAATCTATTTGTTCTACCTCTAAAATTAGGATTTAATGATAAGGGTCCCCATGTTGTGCACCATTGAGTATTCACACCCAAATAACAAGCGGCTTTTTCTGTTTTGGGTATAAGTATTGTCCATTCATTTCCTTCAAAAACTTTTTCATATTCATTTGGTGATAATGAACGAATAATTGTGGACAAATCCACCGTATTTTTAACATAATGTTTTGATATATATGGAAAAATATCAGCAATTGTTTGAATATTTTTTATATCCAATGAAACTTTATGTTTATATACGTATGTCAGATATTCGGTTGCTTTTGGCAGGTCCTCCATTTTCATATTTCCATTTCTAAAAATATTTAAAAGGATTTTTGAATAAGGACCGATTTTATCGATTCTATCTCCTGATAATTTTGACGCGGGGTCTGATGACACAATTTTTTTAAACGTATCAAATGGGATATCGTTATAGTATTTGTTATAAATTTCCTCCGGTGTTGCCTCCAATAACAACGTTTCCAACACATTAATTAGTTTCATATTTATATAAATATCCGATATTTATGTAATATGGACAATATTATAAGAAAGATATTAAGAGAATATGTTGAAAATTCTTCAGTTGACGAAGCTCAACATATATTCACGAATGAACATGCAAAAAATAGATTATATAGTCGATTACTTAATGGTAAATTTCATTTAGAAAAAGTTGTAAATGCTGGTGACCCCAAGGCATTAAATGTTTCCCGACCATACACAAAAATGGTTGGAGAATACGTTTTACCTGAAGATGTAATGGATAGTATTAAGAATAAAATAGATGAATTATATAAATTTGATTTCCCAAAAGACAAGAAATATTTGGTTGTTTTAAAAAAATTAAATATTAATATTGATGACCCAAATATAAAATGGTCAAGTGAGGAAATAAAAAATGAGACAAGTGATGAATCATTGAACAAAAAAATAATGGGTTTTTACATAAGACCAATTACAGAAAAAGATGATGATAAATTTCATGGTAACATTATATGTGTTAGGATTGATAATGATATTATAGAAACAATCATGTGGGTGAGAGAATACCAAATTAAAAATAAAACAAAAGAGGAGTTCGGTGGATTTGATGAAATATTAACAATGGATAATGATGTAAAAAATATTAATGATTATTATACCTATGTTGATGATGTGAATTCACAAAGAAAAAAAGAAGAAAATCCAACTCCTCAAAATTACAGATTCGATTCGGATGTTAGTCGACAACTCAATGTTGCTCGAATGGAGGCCAAAAGAAAAAAGGAAGAAAAAGAAAAATTAAAACAGGAAAAAGAAAAGTTTAATCAAGAAAAAGAAGATATATTAAAAGGTGGTAGATTTGAGTATTCTCTTAGTAGACAATCACTCAGAGAACTTAAAAATATGTTTAAAAGAGATTCGATTCAGTATTATGATGGTGATGAATTTGATTCAATGGATTCTTTTGCGTTTTATCCTGATGAATATGATAAACTAATGGATATTCTTTCCGTTAAAAACCTTAATATAACTTATATCGACCCCAAAGGAAGAAAAAGGACAATAACATCTCCAAGATATGAAAAATACAAAGTTGGTTTATTTGGAATGGGCCACATTCCCGGTATTTTTTCAGAAAAATCAAATTTTATGACTCCCTATCAAAAAGAATTAACCAATATTATTAATGACCCAAAATTAAAAGAAAGGGATGGTAAAATTTATAATTATGGATTAAGAAGTATAAATGATTCAAAACAAGAAAACCAATATTTGTTTGATTTTATTAGAGATAACTATATATCAAGCATTCTTGAGCAATAGTTCACCCAATACCTCAATTTTTCCAACCAATTTCTGAAACTCAACTTGACTAATATTCATCTCCTTTTTTGTTGATGAATTAAGTTTTTCCAAGAGTTCTTTGTATTCTTTTTTTGCATCTTCCATATTTAATTTACCTTCTGATGCTTTTTTGTAGTATGGAAGTTTAACAACAAAATGGTGATAAGTTAACATGGAAAACCCACCTTTTTCTTTTGCGTTATCTGATATTTTTTTTGCTCCACCCATTCTGGTTTCCGCAAATTCTTCAAACTTCTCCAATTTTGATTCCGTAATCCCTTTTACTTCCTTATCGTATTCTTTGAATCTATCGGGATTTGACATCATTGCATTTTTCGGAAATAATCTTTTTTTTCTGGTGTTCGCAAAGGTTCTAGCTCTTTCTTCGATTTCTTTATCGATTAAGTTTTTTAATTGTGATTCCGTAAAAATGTATCTCATATGGTATCTCCAAGATTTTTAATTATTGGATTTTTCATGAATTTATTAAATGTTTTTCTCAATTGAATTTGTCCCTCATTTAAATTTAAACCAAAATCGGTATTTTCAAATGTTTCTTCTGTACCATACTCTTCCATATCACCTTCCATACCTTTTGGGTGGTTCATTTTATGAATATCTTCTGGGTCAACAAATTTTCCACCAACAACATCAACATTTAATTTGTTATCAGAATCTTCTCCTGATTTCAATCTATCATACATATCACCAGCGGCTTGCAAATCTTCAAAATCGATTTCATCCGCTTCTGGATTTAAATTCATTTCGTTTAATGACCTTCTTTTAATTAGGTTTTTCAATTGTGTTTCAGTTATTATGATTTTTTTCATTTTGTTGTTTTTTATATATAAATATCAGAAAATTCAACCGGCGCCCGAGGTTCAAAAATTAAAACCAAATCCAATGGATAGATTGGGAACAGAGATAATTGATAGACTTAGATTTCCATTTAATATGTCTTTATTGTATAAAACCCCAATGGAAATTTGTGGGGTTGTTATGGACTTGCCCATTATATTATAATACCCATCATTCCCCAAAATATAATATTCGTCAAAATATTGTGGATATTCTCTATAATTCACAATTCCAAATCCCAAATATGGGACAAAGTCATTTATTTCTTTTCCGTATCCAACGGTAAATTCATAAAATGTCCGGTCGGTTTTAATATATCTATCGTTCCATCTTTTAACGTCATAGATTGAGATGTTTTCATAGACATAAAAACTGGTTAATGGAAATTTAAAGGTTGAAATAAATCTATTTTCATTTCCAACGGAATAATAAAACCCCATTCCGGTTTCATAATTTTTATTTATTGGGAAAGTTATTCCAAGAGTATTTTCAAATGATTTTGATGGTGATTTTTGTCTATTTAATGAATAATTTCCACCATAGTTATAATAATTATTTATTTGTGGTGGGTTTATATCATATCTCCATGGAGAATAAATGTATGGTGAATTCCATCTATTATAGATAATTGGAGGGTTGTACTGGTGTCTTATTGGTGGTCTATATCGATAATCATATCTATTGTTTTGTGTCCCAGTTGAACCATTTCTTTTTGCAATTTTTTCATTTATTTCGGAATTTTGTCCAAAAAGAAATAATGGAAATAATAAAAACAAAAAAATGGATTTTATTTTAAAAAATTGTTTCATATACATTAAATATTTATCTTATATGAAAATTGTTGGAAGAATACCGAAAAAACTAAAATTCATGACCATATTAAATGAATTGCATGAACAAGAAATGTCTTTGGAAGAAGTTTCATGGATGAAAGATGTTAACGAAAAAATAAGGGAAGGAGAGATACCTTTAACACCAACAATTGTTAAGAAAATTTTGGGTGAACCAAAAATAATTGAAACATTTCATGTTACGGACGAAATACATCTTGATGATTTTAAAAAAATATTGGGAAAAAGAAACCCAATTTCAACACTTACCTATTTTTCGGAAGAGAGAATAAAAGATGCCTATGGTATTAAAACATTTGGTGGAATTATTTTTAAGGTTAAAGGAATTTTGGATTTTGCATCCAATTACGATATCATGTCAACCGTTGACCCTTCGTTAAATAGAAGATGGATAAGGTCAGATTTGTTGTCACAAAGTTTATCTGTTGAATATAATAACACCAATAGAAGGATTGGGTATCCGAGTTCAACAAATGATTATAAAAAATATTTTGAAAATTTATATAGACTTATTGACAAATATAAAGAAACAATACAAGAAAAATTAATTGATTTAATATTTGTATATGGTGTGCATGAAGAATGGAATGAGTTACTCGTAAGAAATATACAGGTACAAAGTGTGGCATGGTTTCCACATAGAGTAATGGATAAAGATTCAACACTTCAAAATTTAAAATCAATCACCCCAAATATTTTTACCTTCAACGATGAAAATGAAATGTTGGAATGGTTTATAAAGAATGGTGGTCATATCGAAACCACAAAATTTAAAGATGAATGGTCAAAAAATTATGACATTAAATCATTGGAAAAAAACAAGAATTATATCATATATAAAATATTAACCGATAAAAATTATTTGATAAATAACATTGATAATAAAGATTTCATAAATACATTAATTACGTTTGACACCCCCGATTTTAGGGTAATTTTTTCCAAATTAAAAAATAAAAATGAAATTTTTAATATTATTAAAATATTTTTATCAATGGATAAATTTATCGCCAACTACGGATTTAATGTTCGAGATATGATAGATTTGTTCTTGACACAATTTACTGATAACGATGAAAAATTTAATTGGTTTGTTAATAAAATATTCTCATTGCCAAATGTTTATATTAGTTCTTGGGCCGTTGGAAAATTAATTGAAATCTCTGGTGATAATAGTGAAAAAATGATAGATAAAATGTTATCATCAAAAAGTTTTTTGCAAAATCTTAGAGAACCATCTTCCGTAAGAATGTTATACCATTATTCGGATGACAAAAAAAAGGTAATGAATATTATATCAAATAACTCCACCACGTTTGATGAAGAATGGTGGAAAAATGATAGATTTCTTAACAGGGATATAAAATATAATTTTCTTTAATAAAGAATCTGATTGTATTTTTTAAAAATTGTTTGACCTCGAAACCATCGATTGTTTAATTGTGGTGTTGAAAATTCAATAATATCCACAATGGTTAATAAATCATCATTGTCCAAATTCTCCAAATGGGGATTATCAAAATATTTGTATCTGGTTTTTTCCAAATCAAATAAAATTGTTTTATATGAATTATAAAATAATTTTAATTCATTTAATAACTTTTCAATATGCAATAAATGTGGTGATAATCGTTTATCATTAAATGATTCATCCACCTCTTTTAAATAAGCATATAAAATATACTCCTTATGTTCAAAATCTATTGGTGATTGAAAATACCAATTAATTGGTAATAACTCCATAATGAACCTCCCATATGGATTTAAAATGATTATTTTCTTTTTCTTCCCCTAAGAACCTTGTTCCAATTCTTACTGTTCACATCGTTCTCATTAATGATGTTATTGATAACATTTTTTAATTGAGTCTCCGTTATTTTAACCACTTTCTTATTTTCCCTTAATGGGGTCGAAGCGTTTACACCCTGCACTCTTCTTAATGTTCCTTGATTTGGATTTACTTTTGGCATTGCATAACTCGGTAAATTTGCAACATCTTGTGTGTTGTCTATGGCCGGTTTTGATTGTGCCATTGGCGCGGTTTTTCTTGTTAATTTAACAAACTGTTCCGCTCTTGCACCAGGAGAATTATATTGTGTATTTGTCCCAACAACACCTTTTGCAATAAAGTTAATATTTGTCATACCACTTTCCTTAAGTGCTTTTATCATGTTATTGGCCCTTCTTAATGCCAATGCGTTGTTGTCATATCCTTGTGCACTTCCAACCGCAGATGCTCCACCCAATACATCCACCGTTGTTTGTGGTGTAAGACTTTTAACAGCGGTTAATGCTGTCTGAAATTCTTTGCTGTTTTTATTTATTGTCGATTTTCCTGTGTCAAATAAATTTGAACCCAATGTCATGGTTTGACCTGGTTTCCATACCAACTGAGACGGTTGTCTTCCGTGTTGGTCGTTGTATGATTGAATATCTTTTCTCGCATCAGAACCAACCGGTTTATACCCGCCCGTATCCAATGGTTTGTTTGCATTTTTTAAAAAATCCAAGTTTGGTTTGGTTAAATCTTGCAAAGATTTATTTGTGGGTAAATCTGAAATTCTTTGTTCAGATATTGTTTTACTAATTAATTTAATAAGTTCAGATTCGGTAACTTTAATTTTTCTCATGTATATAAATAGTTTTAAACTTTAAAAATATCAAATTATTTTTTCAATATTTTGGATAACATTTTTATTCCAAACACAACCCGAAGCAACATCCCAACCATAATACCAATCTAACTCCCTTCTCGCTGGCCACATATATGGTGATATTTCAATTCCACCATATGAATTTGAAACTTTTTTCCAATTAATTTGGGTAAATACATGGGTTTTCACACCAAATTCTTTATTAAAAGAATACAGTTTTTCCAAAGTATCAATCATTAACATATTTGATTCATTTAAATCTATCTTAAATATGTTATCGTATTCCCAATCGGGCATTTCACTTCGAACCCAATCAATCCAAGAAACACCAATTCCATACCATAAACCTTTTGGTTTATAACCTATCTCTTGATTATTAAATTCCCTAAAATTGATTGTAGTATCTTCTGTCATAATCAATCTTGATTCGGAATATTTGTCCAAAATCAATTGATAACCTTCTTCAGATACTTCGTTAATATCAGAATTAACGGATTTCATTATTGATTTAATTCTATTTATATTTTCTTGTAGGTTCATTCATCGACATGTTTATGTTTATCAATTTTTTCCAAAATTTCATTTAACAATCCCGATTTTATGTAACCTGAAAGTGATGCATTTTTCATGGCGCTTATTAATTGGAAAACCATAAATGGAACAATAATAACTTCACTTAACCATGATGTTCCCATAAAACCCTTTTCAATCATTAATACCACAGTTAATATTAACAACCAAACAAAAGTGTTTTTTAATATACTTAACGCCTTATGTGTCTTAAAACCTTCCCTCTTTGTTCCAGCAATTATTCCAAAAATCCCATCTAAAAACATTACACCAATAACCGCCAAATATTGGTCGGAATTGTTCATGTATAAATTAAAAAAATAAGAACAAATAAAAGCCAAAAGTGCGGTAAATGATGTTGTTAAAAAAACAAAAGGGTCCGTTAATGAATTCAATTTCATAATGGTTGATTTTCCATTCGATTAAAGAAATCCATAAATGTTTTTTTCGATTCATTTATCATTGGATTATCTTGATTTTCTGGTTCATTTTGTTGTACCTCTTGATTCATTGCATCGGTCATTGATTTGGTAAGAGATGTATACACATCTTCACCATATCTACCCATAATATCATTTTCATCACGAAGGTCAATGAATTGTCCTCCCACCATGAACCCAAGAACATTTTTAAGATTAATTGACCTCCATGCTCCTTTTGATGCCATTGCTTTCATTTCGTCGGCGTTCATCTCAGGATTTTCATTTCTTAACCTCTTGAGTTCCTTTTTATATGAATTAACATCCACAACCTTTTTAAGGTCATGATTCATTTCCACATTCATTTGAGCGTCGGTCTTTTCTCTATCACTTGGAACATATGAACTTAGATTTTTTCTAATCAACATGTGTCTTACCGTTCCGTCCTTTTTAACAAACGCAACACTCACCATCTTGTTTTTATCGATTGAATCTCTTAATCTTTGAAGGTCATCCCTTTCATTAAACCCCTCGTAATCCAAATCATCCTCTTCTAATTGACCTTCATTTAATGGTTTTCTGTAACCGTGTGTTTTGTGTTGTTCGAGAATCTGAATTTTCTCTTCGTCGGTTAAACTAAAGTTCTTATACATTGATTTGATTTTTAATATATAAATATCTTATATGTTTAATAATTTAGATTGACGATTAAAAAAAAATTCTTTAATTAAAAATCAGAATCAGGGTCATCATAGTCAATATCTGACTCTTTTTCTTGAATCTCATCATTAAAATTATCATACATAAATTCTTCTCCTGACATTCCATTACTCAATTGAACCTTAAGGAAATTTGTAATATCCTTATCTTTGTATAGAACAGTATTACCACTTCCCTCAATAAATTTGGAATATGTTAATCTTGTGATATCGAATTTATATTCCGCAAAATCCCATGAAGGAGGATAACCCGGGTCACCCCCTGGAAGATACATAACACCGGAACTGTAACTAGACCTACTGGTGTAATTAATATCAAATTCATATGTTAAAGTCTCATCCCCCTCTTCGTCCTCAATCATAAACTCCCCATCGAAAGCACTAACAGAATAATCATAAAGTTCGGGATTTTGAATAAACTTATTAAGAACTTTGGTAATACCCTGCCTAACCTCCAATGAAATCTCGGGTTCAATTGGGTTATCAAATGAACCCTCATTAATGGTGTTCATCATTTGTTTTATACGTTGAATGTTTTCGTTTAAATTTTTCATAATGTTAAATAATATACATAAATATTTTAATAAATAAAAAACCCCACCATTTTGGGGTGGGGTTTGGTGTCTTAACCGAACCCACTCTCCGCTCTTCTATTTCGTTCGTCACTATAATGAATTTCATTTTCCCTATTGACTTCTTTAACGGCATCGTTAAATGACAAAAAAGAATCTTTGTGACTTAAAATAAATTTTAACGCATCCTCATATCCAAATGTTTGTGATGTTCCTTTTTCATCGTTATCCTTATACGTATGGATTTCTATTTCCTCATCATTTATGAAATAAATATTAAAATCCATGTGACCCTTGCATCTAATAAAATATTCATTACCGTCAAATGTTTCCAACAAAATATCGTTTTTTTCTAAATCATTTTCCATTGATTTTTTAATATTAAAGTCTTCTTTATCATATCTAGGTTGTTCATCATAATCCGGTTCCGATGGTTCACTATAATCTCTATATTGTGAATGGGTCATCATTGGTTCACCATCATCGTTAAAAGGTTGTTCATTCATTAATTTTTTCATCATATTTTTTATTTGATGAATCTCTTCCTTTAATGTTTGTTTTTTCATGATATTTTTTTAAATAAATATATTCTAAATAAAAAAAACGGCATTTACTATTTTTTTAAAAATTTACCGGAAATTCTAGAAAGGGTTTTTGGTCTTTTTTCAAATTTTTAGATTTTTTCCCAAAATTTTTTTTTCAGAAATAGGGGTTACTTTTAAGTTTTCAGATTTTTTCTGGAAAATTTCCAGAACGGATTTTCAATAAAAAGTCAATTTTTCAGATTTTTTCCGGAAAAATTTCTGTTAAGGTATTGTCCCCCTTTTTATTCTCCTTTTTTTTTCGTATACTTTTTAAAAAAAGAAGAAATGATAGGAAAAAACAATCAAAAGAAATTAAAAGAAAAGAGACGATTTATCCTAAGTAGATTGGTCGAATTGGGCCACCTACCACCAAATAAAGAAGAATACACTTCAGAACAACAAGTTATATATGACAACATAGTCAATTTAGATTTTAGTTATTGGGAAGAGGTAAAAAATAAATATGGATGGGGCGTTAGAGAAAGGCTATCTCCCGACGAAATTTATTTTAGAGAAAAAAGAGCGCGGGTTAGAAATTATCTTAGGGAAAATAATATTCTACCACTATATGGTCAACCACTCAATGACGAGCAACAAAAAATAATTGATGAAATTGAAAAAAACGATTTTACTTATTTCGAGAAATTAAAAATAGAAAAACGACAAATTCTTAAAGAGAATACACCTTTACCTAAAAACAATGATGAAGTAAAATCTCCTAAGGTTATTAATGAAAAACCCAAAAAATTAAGTGATTTGCCCGGTTATACCGCAACATCCCTACCCAAAAATGTTTTCCATAGACTCAGAATGTGCCAAATTTTACCACCATTAGGTGATGAGTTAAATGAAACCCAACAAATGATTGTGGATGACGTTAATAAAAATTGGTTGGGTAAAACAAAAAATCATTATGTTATTAAGTACGTTGAACACAGTACCCCTGAGGGTAGGTTGTTATATAGACTTTATAAATCTCATTTGGATTTTGGTTTTAATTTTAACCTCACAATTAATGACATCGTGATTCCCGAAAAATGTCCATTATTGGAAGTACCTTTATCTACCGACCCGAAAGATTTTAATAAACCAAATTATTATACATGTGATAGAATCGATTCATCTAAAGGTCTTGTAAAAGGTAATATTCAGGTTATTTCATTAAGAGCAAACAAGATGAAAAATAAGGCAACAGAAAACGAACTTTTAATATTTGCCACAAATGGTTTAAAAATTTTAAATTCTATTGAAAATGCGTTATAAGTACAATGAATATAAAAAAACTTGGTCACAAGCCAACAAATCAATAATCAATTTAAATAAAAAAAGAAGTGAATTAAAAACTAATTTGATTGATGTTGGGATTTTACCTAAAACCTACCCATACACAAAAAACCAAGAAGAATTAATGGATAAATTAAAATCGAATGATTTTGATGATATATTATCCCTTTTAAAAGAAAAAAATAAAGAGGTAAGAAAAAACAAATCCATAGAACGGAAAAAAATTATAAAAATTAAGAAGCAGACTGAAAAGGTTGACAAAAACAAAAGAAAAATTGAGGTTAGATTAAATAAAATGGTGGACGCTGGTATATTACCAAAGGACTACCATAATTTAGAAACTGAACAACACAAAGTAATATATGATTTGGCGGTAAATCATTTGACCCTACCACCACAAAAAATTATTTGGGAGTATATTAACGACGCAAACTTACTGACAAAACAAAAATATGTACACACTAAATTAAAGACAAAAGTATCTAGAGATTATTATAAGAAAAAAGGTAAATTCATGGACATTAAACCTGAAGATATCATTATAAATGAATATTGTCCATTTTTAGGTATTAAAATTGATTATAATACCCACTCAAAAGAGTTTTTTAATAATGACTCACAAAGTGTCGATAGAATAGAAAATAGTAAGGGTTACGTAAAAAATAACGTATGGGTAATTTCACGATTGGCAAATCTTATGAAAAACGACGCAACAACTGAACAACTTAAAACTTTTTGTAAAAATATAATTTTAATGTATGCAAAATAAACCGATACCCGATTTTGAAAACGACTATTGTTTAACCGACGATGGTATGGTAGTGGATTTACAAACAGGTAAATTTAAAAAATATTACTTTAGAGGTAACGATACAAAACCTAGAGTGGATTTATATAAAAATGGTAGACTCGAAATTTCCATGTATGTTGAAGATTTGATATGTGAAACTTTATTTGGTAAGATTGCTAAAGGATATTATAAGTTAAAATTCAGGGACGGGGATGAAACTAATCTATCATTAAGTAATATTGAGATTTACGCGAACGACTCTTATGAAACAAAAATCCAAATTAAGAAACCAAAAAAAATATACCATCTCACAATTGACGGTTCCGTGGTAATTAACCAAAATGAAATTGATGAGGTGATTGAGTTAAACACTAAGAACTCATTAGAAAGAGAAAAAATGAGGAGAGAACGTACCAAAAAAAGACCACTTTCCTAATTTTTGAAAATTTTTTCGGAAATTTTTTTTTCGTTTTTGACCATAAAGTCGAATTTTGGAAAAATTTCCGAAAAAATTTCGGCTAGACTATTGTCCCCCCTATTTAGACCCCCAAAAAACATATTAACGAGGGGGGATACGGGAGGGGGGAGGGGTACACCCCTATGGTAGGGGGTAGGTACGGGGAGTTACTCTTCAGGGGACCTGGTAATGTATTTGTCTGGATACGTTTCCAATGGTAACACAAATTCCAGACAAAAATTTTGCTGTCCCAGGGATGTCAAGTTGTTCGTGAAAAATTATTTTTCACCGATGGTTGTGGGTATGAAATTTGTTTGTATATTTGTGTGTTGTTTCATAGTTTAAAGGTGGAACCCTCACCAAGGATTATCAATCCTTCGGTGGGGGTTTTTAATTTTATATCGGATTGGGAAGGGAATCCAGACAGATTTTGAAAAGTCCCGTGGATATCTATTCCTTTGATTGTTAATAACTTGTGGATAAATTATTCGTTGTCTATTTGTTTTTTTATTATATTTGTGTCTTCAATTTTCACTCTTAAACCTTTTACCTTATGTTCACCAAAGAAGAAATCCAAAACAACCTTCGTTCCAACCCGAAGTGGATTCATCGTTCTCTTGTTGTCCTATATGAACGACAGACCTCCGATGAACAACAGACAGGTCAGACCTCCGTTTACAACAATAGGGGGTTCAATTCCTCCGATAGTCGGTATCTAACCTATTGTTCAAAGTGGGTACTATCGGGTCGTACACTCAACGAGAAACACCTCCAAAAGTGTGGTAGTCGTTTACCAAAGTATTGGAAACAAATCCAAGACCTCATCAAAGAAAAGGGTAACTAAACCCTTTTCTTGTATTATGAAACCCTCACCGAAAGGTGGGGGTTTTTTTGTTTTATCAAATTCTGATAGTCTGAAGACTCAAGGGGAAATTTTGTCTGGAAAAGGTGTATGACACTTATCTTGTGTTATGGAAATCCAGACAAATATTTTACGGTGCCTAAGATGTCAAGTTCTTGAAGAATTATTTTTCACCGATGGTTGTGGGTATGAAATTTGTTTGTATATTTGTGTGAAGCATTTTTTCATGATTTTAGTTTTGACCCTCACCGAAAGGTGGGGGTTTTTATTTTTATCTTGGATTGGAGGAAATCCAGACAAATTTCCAACGACACGGGATGGAGAGGTTTCGGAATGTGGATTACTTATTTATGTAAAAGGTTGTGTATTATGGATTTATGTGTATATTTGTATCGTTAAAACCTTTATTATGAAAAACATTTTTTGGATATTGGTTGTGGTGTTAATTTGGGTGTTATTAATGTTATTCCCTATGTTCTATGAATACAATAGGGAAAAAGTCCATCCAATGGTCGGATATTTTTGTCTTATTTTTCTTTGTCTTGGATTGTTCTTTGGGTTAAGTAAGATAAAAGATTAAGTAACACAACACAAATGACCCTCACCGAAAGGTGGGGGTTTTTTGTTTTATCAAAATCTGATAGTCCGGAGTCTCTGGTTGGATTTTGTCTGGAAAAGTGTATGACACTTATCTTGTGTTATGGAAATCCAGATAAAAATGCATGAGGACGACAGGTGGGTGTTCCACATAAAAAATCCAGACAGAATTCAAATCCCCACTCGGTGTTCGTGTTGTGTTATAGAATGTGAATAAATTGTGGAAAACTTTTTTATCCAAATAGTTGTATGTAACAAATTTTGTATTATATTTGTATATCAATTCGGTGGTCGAATTGTGTTAAACCCTTTATTATGAAAAAAAGTTGGTCGATGTCCGATGATTCGGATTTTGATAGGGTAATCCTTACCCGTGATTTTGAAAAGTCACATTTGACCCCTCGTAGGATTGGGGTCTTAAAGGAGTTTGTTTCCCGTCACAATGAGGAGAACCGATACCCTTATGGAGTTTCCCCGAACGGGTATCGTTACACTTGTGGTTGTTCCCACGATTGTTGTGGGTGTCTTACTTCGGACACGATGTCACTACACTTCACACGGAACAATGTCGTTGTACGTCGGGAACAAAGTTTTAACTATTGACCCACGTTTAACCTTGTGTTACAAAACCCTCACCGAAAGGTGGGGGTTTTTTTTGTTACAATTTTTGGTCAGATGACGGGATGTGGGATTTTGTCTGGAAAAGGTGTATGACACTTTCAATGTTGGTGGGAAATCCAGACAAAAATGCGGAAGGACGACAAGGTTGACAAGTGTGTCTTACATACAAAGAATCCAGACAAATTTCCAACGACACGGGATGGAGAGGTTTCGGAATGTGGATAACTTTTTATTGGTCAGGTGGTTGTATCTAATGAATCTTTTTGTATATTTGAATTGTTAAACCCTTTAAACCCTTTTTTATGTTGTTACTTGATTTAGTTCTTGAAGAGTCCATCGGTAAACGAGTTCGTTGTATCAGTATGGAAAATGACCCCAATCCTATTGAACCTAATACAATAGGAACGATATACCACTATGGTTGTGGTATTCTCAATGTGGAGTGGGATAATGGTCGTACACTTGGTTTGATTGTTGATAAGGATAAGTTTGAAATTCTTGAAGAAACGAGAAGACCTCATCATTATCAATTGGTGTTACGGAAAGATGTCCTTGAACGGAATCTCAACTCATAAGTTGGATAAC